TTTTAATATTTTTTATTTTTTTATTTTTAATATTTTTTATTTTTTTATTTTTAATTTTTAATATTTTTTTATTTAATATTATTTTTAATTGTTTTTTTATTTTTATATTTCAAAATTAAAAATAAAAATAAATTTTATAAAATAAATATAAATATGAGTAATATAAACGAATTTATTGAATCTAATAAAGAATTACTATTTAATATAGTTTTAATAACATTTAATAAAATTATAAAATCACATTTAACATCAGAATGTGTTCTTTATAATAATGATTTTAATAATAAATATTATTATGAAGGTAATTCTATTAATTTTATTAATAAATATAATGATAAACACATAGATAATGTTGATGATTATTTAAAACCTGTTAACATTGAAGATTTAAAAGAATATACTGTTTATCCACCTGATTTAAAACTAAAACCAATAACTGTTTATGATAATTTAATTAACAGTACTGATCATTTTATAAATTCACCTGGTATCCGTATTAATTATTTACATAATTATATATATATTAATAAATATAACAATCAAGATGTAAATATACCTTGTAGTCAAAATGTTATTATTATAACTGATAAATATATTCAATTAAAATTATATTATGAAAGTAAACACAGAGTAGATATAAAAGAAATAATAGAATCTGCTGGTACCCCTAATAGTGAAATATTAAAAAAAGATTTTAATAATATAACTTTAACAGTTGAATTAAATACTGATAAAACAATTAAACAATTTGTTTATATGATGTTTATATTTCAAGAATTTTTAAGCTTTATTTGTAAAAATAAAATATCATTTTGTGATGTTATATTGAAAAGTGATACAGAAGAATATCATTGTTTTTTATTATTAAAAAGAATCATTAAAAATAAAGATATACATTCGTTTGAAGGTACTTTAATAGATTGTTTTGGTGCATATAAACAATTAAAGAAAACTAAAGGTTTGAAATTAAAAATATTATTAAATATTTTTATTGAAATGAATGATAATTTAAATAAAAAAAAACCTGTTCATTTAAGACCTATTAATATAACTATTTGCCATAATAAATTAAAAAATTATTATGTAACATCTAATATATATAATGTATTTTATGTAAATGTTTTAATGGAAACTTTAAACACTTTAAAATGTTTATTTAATGAATCAAGTTTTATTCAAAATATTAAAAATTATGAAAATGATATTTTTAATAATATACCACTTTCTTATTTTATTAATATTATACAAGATATGACAATAAATATTTCTAAATATATATTAATTAAAAACAAAGATACAATTACAGGATTAACACATGAGAATTATATTGATTTTTTTATGAAATATACTTTAAATATATTACAATTTTATTATAGTAAATATTTTCCAGATACTAAAATTGATATTTATAATGAATTAAAAGAATTTAATAAAAATATTAAATTGAATTTAGTTTAATTTATTTTTTATTTTTTAAAAAAATGATTTTTAAAAAATAAAACAATTGATTTATAAAACTGTAACAACTCTAATACAAAAAATGTCAAGACAATATAATAACATAATAAAACATTTAAATTCACTTTATGATATTAATACAACTTTAGATGAATACTGTAAACAAGATGAAAATATAAGAGAATTTACTTATACTTGTAAATTAAATGGACATAAAAATATATTAAAAACTACTTCATATATCAATAAACGTTCTTTGTTTACAAAAAATAATATACCATTAGAAGATTTTTGTAGTATTTGTGTTAAAGAAAAAGAAACTAATGATAATTTTGAAAAATATAAAGAACAATTATTAAACGATAAAGGACATTTGTTAATAAGTTATAATTTAAACACTAGAGACGCTGAATATATTTGTGGCAATTGTTATGAACATGGTAGTACTCAAATGCCTAACTTGATGAATAAAAATCTTGGAAGTTGTCCTAAATGTCAAAATAATAAATTTAGACTTTCTTATAATAAATTGAAAGAAGATGTTGAAAATCATGGTTTTAAATTGTTAACAAAACCAGAAGAATATAAATCTAATAAACAACAATTAGATGTTATATGTAAATGTGGATATCAATATAAAACATATTTAGTTTCTATAAGACAAGATAAACATTGTAAAGTAAATTGTAAAAACGAAAAATCTGAAAAAACATGTATGGAAAAATACAATGAGAGAAATGTTATGCATGTTGATGATAATTTTTATAAATGTCAAGATACTTATTCTACTACTAAAGAATATACATTTGAAGAAACAAAAAGAAAAATAAATATACAAGGAACAGAAGATATAATTATAAAATATATACTAGAAAATGAAAATAAATTATTAAAAAGAAAAATAAATGAAGATGAAATATTACAACAAAATATACCAAGTTTTAAATATCAATACGAAGGCAAAGAACATAAGTATTATCCAGATTTTTATATTAAAGATACTAAATTAATAATAGAAGCAAAAACAATAAATACACACAATAAGTCACATCATAAATTTACTAATTATTTAAAATATAAATCTAGTGTAAGAAATGGTTATAATATAATGATAATTATATTAAATGATAAAAAAGAATTATTCGATATTTGGTATTTTTTAGAAAATGGAAAAGAAATAAGTATTTTAAAAGAAAATAATGTGAATATAATTTTTAATGAAAAATTATCTAATAAAATGAAGTTAAATAATATATATGATTTGTGTAATAATTTTGATTTAAATAAATATTTATAAAATATAATTGTAATTAATTATAGTCTATTACTGTGTTATATTTTATATTTTAATAAAAATATAAAATACAATATAAATTAAAAAATTAGTAATTTTTTCTTTATTGTGAAATAAATATATATAAATAAATATTTTTACAAGACAGGGAACATTCTTGTTACCCTCTATATTTCTATAGAGGACAGACTATACCTTAAGCCTTTACGATGATGACTAATCATCTAAGACCAACGATCCGGTAGTCGTTGAGGGAGTATCATGTCCTTGTCATAACAGATTTAGATACTTTACCCGCGGGTTGTCCAATCCGATACATTATTACCATACCCGAGGCTATTAACCTGGCCATTATTATATTTCTATAACAACTTGGTAGTATCGGCTCTAAGGAGATCTCCGACATTATAAATCGTTTTGCCCATAAATTTCATGGACTAGGTGGTTATATATCAACAAATAAAAGATCTATTTGTTGAACGGAAATTATAATGTTTATCAACCAAAGTTTTTCCGTAACTTTGATTGCATCCACCTATTCTAGGCTTCCCTATTTCAAAATGTTTTACTAAATATAACAATTGTAAAATATACAATATATACAATGTGTAAAACAACTTGATTTTTTCACCTAGGGCACCACCAGCAACACGGACGATGTTATGATTAACAGCAACTAATACAAGAGTAAAAGTTTGAGCACAAGGAGCACCATTTTGCCATTCAGGTCCAGGATTATTAGGAAGAGAACCAGTAGCAGTTGCAGCAGCAGAAGCAGTAGCAGAAGGAGTAATTTGAAGAGAAACATTGGTTAATTTACCAAAATTGGTAGAACCCATAGGATTAACACTCATAACATCCAAACTGTATGAATACATGTGATAACCAGTTTCATTAGGAATAGAAACAGCATTGTAGAAAGGATTAACAAGAGAGAAATAATCAGCACCCATATTACTCAAACGTTGAGTATTTTCATACAAAACAGAAGCAGTATTAACAGGATCAACTGCAAAGTTAGGAGAAGTGTTCAAACCAGTAGCACTAGGAACAGGAGAGGCACAAGTATAATTAGACCATTCAGCAGGGTTAGTAGTGTTACGAACGGCAAAGAACAAACACTTAACAGCGTGTGACAAACGAATATCTTGTGATAATAAAGAGTTAGTAGTAGGATTGAAAGTAACAGTTGGGACAGTTTGAACTTGTTCAATAAGGATATCACGAGGTGCTTGACCCATTTGCTTACGTTCATTGTTAGAAACAATAGCATATTCAGCCCAGACATCAACTTGAGATAATTGAGGAACACCACTAGACAAATCACCAGAAGTAATAGGAACAGAAACACCAGTAGCAACATTATCCAAAATAAGTACATCAGTATAGTCACGGAAGTTAAAGTTCAAACGCATTTCGTTATAAGGTAAAGCGGCAGTAGGAAGAGCAACACCTGAATCACGAGAGTGACACAAAGGTAAAGGTAAGTTCAAAGTAACTTGAGGAAGAGATTGAGCAGATTGAACAGTAACAGGATCAGTTAATTCGGCAATGTTACCGATCATGTTATTGTAACCGTTACGTTTACCAGCAGGAATAGCAAATTGCGACCAGAAATCCAAATAATAGTTATCAAAACGCATTTCAGTCAAATCGTTAAATGAAATAGAAGCTTCACGAATTAAAGCATGCATTAAATTACGAGTATAACGAACTGAACCATCGGCACCGAAACGATTTTGAGGACTTAATTGGATAGCAGGGAAAGTAATACGCAAGAAAGATCTCAACAAATAATCACCAGCACGTGAAATGTTAGCTGACCATTGTTGATTGAAGTTAGGAACACCTGAACTCTTACTTAAAACAACTGGAACAACAGTGAACCAGGTTGCCTTACGAACTTTACGGACAAAGTATGATACGGCTTGTTCACCACCATACATATACTTTTCCAATTCGTCGTAAGTTGCAAGATCAATGAAACCAGAGGTGAGATTTGAAGAACTAGTTGTAGCTGACATTTTATATATATGACAAGAAAAAAATTAAAAATTTGATGTTTTATATTATAAAATTATATTTTTAATATTGTATTTTGATTTTTTTAAAAAAATCAAAATAATTTTATTTTAATAAAATATTCATATACATTATTTATTTTAATTATCATTTTTTACAGAATTATATTTTTCTTTCATTTTTATTTCAAAAATAGTTAAAGTTGTTTTAATATAATTATATTATCCTTACAATGTTCAAGTTATATTTATGATAAATATAACTTGAACATATATGAGTATGACTGTTTTAAATCATTTCATTCATAAATTTTAAAGTTTGATTTATTCTTTAGTTTTATTTTTATTATCATTTTTCATTTCTCATTTCATGTCCCCTAATAATTTTTGTCTTATTATTATCAACGTCAATCTTAAAATCATTTTTTAACCATTTAATAAAATCATTAATATTATATATTTTTTTATCAGAGTCTACGTACTCTTTCTTATTACAATATATTTTCCACAGATCACATATTTTTACAGAATTAATACATTTATCTTTACTTTTACCTGACATATATCTATCATTGTTAGGTTTACATATTTCATAAAAATATTTTTCATAAAATCTATAACTTGTTAAATTGTTTTCAATATAATCACTTATTCTATTTGTCACCAAATGATCAAAATTATTATTTAAACAATTTTTTAATTCTTTAATTAAAATAAAATTATAATATTTATTTGAGAATGAGTAAAATTTATTTTTATCTTTTAAAATGTCAGAAAAAATACTATAAAAATATTCTTCTCCTATTTGATTAAAATTATTAATAGAAAAAAGTCCAGTTCCAATATATTCATAATCTCTATTTAACAAATAATAATTATTATCAGAATCATATCTTATTAAATAAGGGATATGTTTTCTTATAAATTTTTCATCATATTATTTATTATTTATTTTATAAATATAAGTATGACTAAAACATGGTTCGGTTCCAAAAAAATCTATTCTCATTATATCTTTAGAAAAATAATAATACATATTGTTATTTTTCTAAAGATATAAACGAGAATCATTTTTACATCTTTTAATCAAACATTTTTCCCAGTATTTTGTATCATTGCATTCAAAAAAACTTATAAGTCTAGCAGAGTTTGAATATCTACGAATTCCCATTTTATCTGTTTTTCCTATCTTATATCTATTTGTTCCAATCAATTCTGGTTTTTGACAATAATACAAAAATTTTGTAAAGTTCATTTTATAAAATATATAAAATTATCACTTTATATCACTTTTACATTATAATAAATATATATTTATATAATTTTACATATTTCTAATCATAATTATCATAAAATAAATTTATAATATGTAATGTTTTTTCATTTATATTTTTTTCATTTGACCAGTGTTCTATTTGTTTATATAGCACTTTTAATCTCTTTTCAAAATCCTTTTTATTTCTTATTATTAATATTCCTTTGTTATCACATTTAAAACATCCTAATACGTTTTCATTTTTATTATTAGTATAATTATCTGGATTAAATCTTATTAATACTATTGGTCTATGGTTAAAATCTTGAGAAATTTGCATACTTCTCTTATTTTCACAATTATAATTTATGTGTTGGTTTTCATCAACTTCTATTATTAAAATATTAAATCCAAAATCAACTACCAAATCAGGTCTTCTATTTGAACATCCATCTTGAATTTTTTTATCTAAAATCCATGTAAAATCAGGAAATTTATTTTTAATACTATCTACAATATTTTTTTCTTTAGTTTTATAATTACGTGTAATTTCAACATTTGGAAATAAATGAATATAACAAAATAAACAATAACCATCATATTTTTTATTACCGATAACTAGACAATTTTCAAATTTGCATCTGGGAGATTTTACATTTATCATATCATCTTTTTTATGTTTTACACAATATAAATATTTTTTTTCACCTTGGTAATTAAAACTTGCTTGTATATTACAATTTGGTTCTACACAAAATGGATGTTTAACATCAACCATTTCTTCTTCTTTATGTTTAGAACATCTTAATGGTGTTTTTTTATCAGAAAAATTATAACTAGCAACTAGATTACAATCTTCAAAATCACATATTTGATTTAATAAACAAAACATATTTTCTGTTTTATGAAATTTACAATAAAGAGGTTTATTTTCATTTTCTGATGAATCTTCTGATACTTCATTATATAATGCATAATATTTACATTCTTCAAATATACATAATTTACTTAAATTAACTAAATCGATCATATTTTCTAATTTATGCTTTTTACAATATATTGGCTGTATTTCAGTTTCACAGTTATACATTGCCCATTTGTTACAATTATTTTCATAAATACATTTACCTTTTCTTTCCTTATTTTTTTCATAAATTATATTTTTACATTCATCACATTTTCTCTCTTCGTATTTTATATCATTTAATACCATTTCCATTGTATTTTCACAATATTCATTGCAACATTTAAACTTATATTTCTTTCCTGAATTTTTAAATACTTGTCTTGGTAATATTATATTTTCTTTTTCTAGATTTTCTCCCCAATATTTTGACATATTATGTGATGCAAAACTCTTATTAAAACAAATTTGACAGTTATTCTCTTCACATAATATTTTATTTGCACAATAAGAGCATTTTCTATTTAAATTTGTAACATTATTCAATTTGACACTATAACTATGTCCACAACCCTTATCACATTTTAAATAATAGTTTTTATTTGAACTTTTTGTAACAATTAATGGTGTAACTTGATTACCTTGTTCATCTATATTTTTATTATAATCCCAATAGTTTGCTTGTTCTGTACTAGCAAAACTCTTATCAAAACATTTTTTACAATCTTCATTTCCACATATTTTTAAACCTGAACAATAACTACACCACGTTCCTCCAGTAACAATATTAAGTAATTTAGATTCAAAAGTGTGTCCACAATCTTTTTTATCACATTCAAAAAAATAACTTTTACCTGATTTTAGAGGAATGTATCTTGGATTTATATTATTAAGATTAGTCCAACAATGTGATTTACTAAAAGATAAAAAAGAACCTTCATAACAAGATTTGCAAAATATATTTTCACATTTTTTATTTTTATTTCCTTTACATGTAATATTTATCAATTTGTTCTCTAAACACGATTTACAATATTCAATATTATTTTTATATGAAGTTTCATAAATATTATTGCAAATTTTACAAGTTATTTTATTCATTTTTAACTAGATTATATTTTAAGTATTTTGTATATTTTTATTATTTTTTTAATTATTAAATTAAAATTCATTTTTTATAATTTTTTTATAATTTTATTTTATATTTTTAAAAAATATAAAATGAATAACATTCAAAAAAGATTTGTATTATTTATTTTTGGATGTATTGCATTAAGATTATATATTACTTATTTAATTAAAAATAATAAAAAATATTTACCTATAGCTGGTTATATTTCCTTAATAATAGGAATAGGTTTTATATTAATTTATTTATTTAATTTAAGAAAAACAGGATTGGAAGTATATGGTGATAAAATATGGTGGAACGATATAAGAATAATACATGGTATTTTATATTTATATTTTGCTTATTTAGCTATAAATAAAAATAAAAATGCTTGGAAAGTATTATTAATAGATGCACTATTTGGTTTAATTATGTTTATTCGTTTTCATTATAATAATGATAACTTTAAATATTTACTAGGATAATTTATTTAATTGTTATTTTATTTTCATTTTAATTTATAAAATGAAAAAACAATTTATACAATCAGATAAGTATAAAAAATATAATTTTAGTAAAAGTATTAAAAAATCAAATTCATATAATTCATATAATCCTTCTAATAATATTCCTTCGAATTCTTATGATATTTTTGATATTAAGAATAAAAAATACACAAAAAATATATTAAAAGGTAATGGACATTTATATACAACTATTAAACAATATTTTTTTAAAATTTATGAATATTTATTATATCAATGGAAACATAATCGTATATTATTTTTTCTTATTTTAAGTTTATTATTTATTTTTTGTTATTATATTTATACAAATTTTATAAAAGTAAATGATGATTCAAATAATATAATTAATAAAAAACAAGAAAATGAAAATAATGAATATCTTAATCAATATGTAAAAAATAAAAAAATAATAAAAAAAAAGATAATACCTAAAAAACATGAAACACGTTGTAGAATTATAGTAGAAAATTTATTTAAGGCACCTTTTGTTACAATTCGTCCAGATTTTTTAAAATATCCAAAAACAGGTAAAAATTTAGAATTAGATATGTTTAATCAAGATTTAATGATTGCTTTAGAATATGATGGTGTTCATCATAGAAAATATACTGAATTTTTTCATAAAACAGAACAAGATTTTATTGAACAACAAGAAAGAGATAAATACAAAGAAGATAAATGTAAAGAATTAGGAATTACTCTTATACGTGTCCCAGATACTGTAAAATATAATGATCTAGAAGATTATATAAAAAACGAATTAGATAAAAGAGGAATTTTTTATTTTAAAGATAATTAATATTTATTTTATTATTAATAAAATTATATTGTATTTAATTTTACATTTTTTATATATTTATATAAAAAAACAAACATGATAAATTTGTAAATAAATGTAATAAAATATGAAATATAACAGAAAGGAATATATTTTTTTTTGAAACTATTAAACCTAAAATATAAAATAATATACCAAT